CTGATCTGACTGATTAGATTGAGTTGTTACGCCCGAGTCGGTGACATGAACTGAAATATTGACATCCCCACTACCATTCTTCTGATTGGCAATCATGCCTTTCAAATCAGCATTGGTTCGACTATCAACAACACGTTCACCTTTATCCAAAAGCCATGTGCCTTCTTTCGGAATGTTGTCGATACCGTCGTGGGCCATGCCTGCAATGGTTTGACCGGCGATTAGGCCGACAGACGCGTAGCCTGTTGCCCGAACCACTCCAGCTAAAAGCGAACCGTAAGCACCACCTTGAGCAAGCGCTTTCGTTGCGCCCTCTTCAGTGTTCACAATTGCTTGAGCAATAGACGCAGCTTTACCAGCCAGAAACATTGTTTTATACAGCGCATTAGATTCACCAACCGAATCTCTTAGCATTCCAGCCATTTGGTCAAAGGTTTGAGCGGTCATTCCAGCAATTTGAGAATAAACTTGCATTTTTGTCTCAAATTGCTCCTGATCTAACGCTCGCTCCTCCGCGTTATATTCCTCTGTTAATGCCTTTTTACTATCCAAATAAACCTTATAAGCATCATTCAGCTGAGCATATTTTTCCGTTTCACTCAGAAATTCATTATTCTCAATGCCTGAGCGCGCAGAATATAGATCATCTCCAAGTTGAGAATAGCCGTCTTGCTGCTCATTGTTAATCTGCCATCTTTGATATTCCTCTGGATTCATGGATGCTCGGGCGCTAGCTTCCACACCCATCCCGATCATGTCGCCGATAGGGTTATTGGTTGAAGCAAATGCAGCATCACGTTTCTGCTGTTGAGCCTTTCTAAACTCAGCAACGTCTTTTTGATATGCGAGCTGCTGAAGCTTTAAATACTTCTCACGGCTTGGGTCGTTTTCAGCAAAAGCGTCTTTGATTTCTTGGATAGAAACACTGTGGTCAAGTTCCATCCTTTCCTGTTCATTCAGGTATTTCAGGACAATTGATCGTTGGGATTTATAAACCTCCTCAACGTACTTCACCGCATCCGCTGCTGTGGTACCTACGCCTTTTAAGGCTGCATCCATATAACCAAGAACATTTTTTACATATTCCCGATTAATTGGCCCCAAGCCAGTGCCGCGCTCAACATTACCTTCACCAGCATGATAGGCTGAAATTGCCTTTTCCCAAGTTCCAAATTTTTGGTAAAGGGATTGAAAATATTTTGCCGCCGCTTCTGCTGATTTCCCTGTATCAAAAACAGCATTACCAATAAGGCCAAAGCGTTTTGCAGTTCCATCAAGAAATTGAAATCCACCTTTTGCCTGACCGTATTTGGTCATAGGGCCTATGGCGTTTGCATTACCACGGCTTTCCTGCATGTTGATTGCTGACAAAAGACCTTTTGGTAATTGGTATTGGCCCTCAATTCCAGCAAAATTATACTTGGCCGCATTAGATTGAACCTTTGCATTCACCTGTAATTGCTTGTTTAGCTTTTCGGTTTCTTTTGCGGCCTTTTCTTTGGCTTTTGCGTTTTCATCGGCTGTTTTGGTATCTAATGCAAGACCCTTTGCGGACTGCTGTGCAGCACTATTAACATCAAGAATTGCATTAACTAAATCGTTGGTAGATTTGGTTGCGGAATCACCAATTATACTAAACGAATCAATGCGATTACCGTAGTCCGCTAAAGTTTGCTCAATATCATCAAACATCATATTAACGGTTGCAATCTTATCCCCTTTTAAGGCAGCAATTGCAGCGGCTACCCCGCCAATGATTTTACCAGCAATCGTGAATGCAGCCGAAACCCCAAGGGCAACTTTTGCCACTGCTTTCATCACAGAGCCAATACCAGAGCCAACACTTTGCAATTGCTGTCCATTTTTGGAAGTGCTAAAGAATGCATTAGCAACATCAATAATGGCAGGCATAAATCCTGAGACTAGTTGGTTTTTCCAGCCTTGGAATTGCAGATTCACTGCTTTAACTTGAGCGGCCAGCAACTGAGATTGTTCTGCTGCCTCTTTTGTGGTTTTTAATCCAGCTTGCTGAAGAGCCAAATCAAATGCATCCAATGCCTTACCATTCTCTGCAAATATTGGTGCTAAATTGGCTAGGTCACTTGCTAAACTCTCAAAAATAAAGCGGCGCTCTTGCGATGTGACTCCAAGCTCATCCATCTTATCGTTAAGCATTTGAATAGCTTCAATGCCATCTTTACCTTGCAAAGTTTTACCAAATGACTTGATTTGACTTTCTGTCATCTTGGTATTGTTTTTCAATGCATCAAAAAAGTCAGCAGCCCCACCACCTTTAGTTGCACTAAATTCACCCAATTTTTCTTGAGTATCAGCCAAAATAGAGCCAAGCTGATCTTGAGAAACCCCTAAACCCTCGGCAGCGTACTGCAAAACTTGAAAGCTTCCAATGCTTGTATTTGCTCGGTTTGCCAAAACCTGAAGTTCATTATTGGCTTTTGCTGTCTCAATAGCCATTTTACTAAGGCCAGCGACAGCCAAAACCGTACCACCTGCGACCATTCCTGCCAAAGCAGCACTAGCAACACCAATCCCACCACTGAGTGAGCCAATTTTTGTGTTAAAAGAGTCAACAATAGAACCTAATTGAGTGCCGCCCAGAGCGTCTGCTACCTGATCCTTGAATCCAGCGAAAGCTTTATTCATATTATCAGTGGTTTGCTTGGTTTTGCGCTCTGCCTGCGTCATGCCCTGTTCAAACGAACCGAGTTTTACTGCTAAATCTAAGGTCAACCGACCAAGGGATGCTGCTGCCATAACTTTTCCTCAGGCAATAAAAAACCCCGCATAAGCAGGGCCTGTCTAATCAATTAAATTTATGGTTTATGCTCTAAACACACAGTTTTGATTTTATCAGCGAAACTATATATAGCCTCGTTTTGAAGCTTTCCTTCAGTTTCTACATCAACACTTTGGGCAGCCACAGCTATAGCAAAGACTCGCTCAAAAGATTTGGTTAATACCCTAACCTCTGAAATACTATTTGATTTTTTTATTCTTTCTACATATCCATCAATTATTGGCCTAAAGGCGATAAAAAAATTAGAATTAGATTGCCTCTCCCTCATCGTGTCTTCAGCTATGGTGGCCATCTGCTCACATTCTTGATTTGCCCAAACAGGAGTTGGAAGGAGTAGTGCTATTAATAAAAATTGGTGAATTTTTTTCATTTCTCAGCTCCCATTAAACAAGATCATTAACATTATTGATTGCGAGCTTTACACCATAACTACCAATGCTATCTCCATCATCCCAGCCACCATCTATGACCGCCGGCACAGTTTTGTTTACCACCTTTCCTGCTAGTTTGACTGCCTCACCTTTGCTCAAGTAACCCACAATCAAACCATTGATCTCAACCTTAACAGCATTTTTATCATACTGATTAAATGGCTCTGAGCTGACTTTTGCGTAGCATTCAAAAAACTTCGACTTTTCTTCTTTAGGGCCGGCTATCTTTTTTAAGTTATTTTGATAGGACTGCTCACCCACAATGTTGTAGATGTATGGGGCATTGCTTAAGGTTGGATTTATGTTTGTTTCGTTTGCTGCTTTTTTGCCTTTAAAAATAAACCAAATAATCGCACCAATCACGATTGCTATTATTATTTCCACTGCATATCCTAAATATTAATTATTCAGGACAAGATACTAATTCCAGCACAAAAAAACCACTCCGAAGAGTGGTCTTGTTTTATTCAGGTATTAAATATAAACCGGATAGACTTTTCTAAAGCTGGTGATATTAGCCTTAAAAACTTCTAAGTGCTTATATTTATCCTCTAGTACGGTTTTAGCATAAACCTCACCATGCCCGATATATGCTCTTTTCCAAATACCATCCGGTAGCCTTAAAAGCCAAACATCGGCATGAGGTATGGATACCAAGGTGTAGCCATCATGCACCGCCTCAAGCTCTACCACTGGATCTTCAATATCTAAGCGCTGCATGAACTCAATTTCTTCTTTAACAATATCCAAGTTAAGAATTTGCTTTGCAACATCCAAGTAATTAAGCGGTATATTTGAAAAATTTAATACTTTCATGGCTTTTTATTCATCTCCGCTAACATATAGCGCCCTACGCGCAGTGTATCTGTTCCATACAGCAAATCTAATACACTATCAAAGCGTTTAGTGAATTCTGCAATGTTCATTGTTGGGTAAAAACCCGGTGGCAATGGCATTGCGGTCAATACACCATTACGAGCACTTACATGCCAAGAATCATATCTAGAATTTTTAAATTCCCGATTAATCTGTTCGGCAATTTGAATAACCTCTTGTGGATAAGGTAGAGCCTTAACTTCCGGCTGCTTTGAACTCACCCTTAATTCCATAAGCTCTAAATAATGTTTTGCATCCTCAAAATGAATGGCACGCAATTCACGGTAGCTCGCAGAGTATTTAAAGTGATTTTTTAGGCGACTCCACATTTGTTTAATCAAGCCTTGATTGCCACCAGCGCGTGTATGAACAATATTATATAAAATTCCACACTGCTCTACCGAGATGGTTTGCTTGGAATTTACCTGCTGACTCGTAACTTCACGATCCAAAACATCCAACACCCATTTGCGGAATTGTTTTGCGATTGCTGTCTTGGAAAACATTGCGATTAAGTGAGCACCGCGTAAGCTGAAAATCCGCAGCCTCAAATTGAGGCTCTGGGGATTATCAATGACTTGCGTCATAGATTGATTAAATTCATCCTGATTGCGCTCATAAACCTGAGTTACAGCATTTGCCTTTGCATATCCTAATGCTCTAGCAAGTTCGCCGGCGGTCAACCAAATCTGGCCATCTCGCTCTACTGGTGAAAAATTTACTTCGTTAAAACTTAATGCTAAACTAGACATAGTTAATATTCCTTTGTTGACAGCAATCAAGCCCTTGTTTTCCAGACGGTGGGCTTTTTTGTTGTCTATTGATTTCATGCTTTCGCACTCTTGTGTTTTTCTACCAATAATTTAACTGCCTCATTCATAAGATAAACGATTGATCTTTTATCCTCTTTAGCAATCAGCTTGAGTTCTTTGTGTAGTTCGCTATCTAGGCGACCTTTCACATAAACAAATTCATCTTTCATACTACCTCCTATTTATGCCACAATCTGTGGCGTTTAATAACTATAGCCACACTTTGTGGTAATGTAAATACCTACCGTGAAATATTTACCACAATTTGTGGCATTGAGGTTTTTAGATGAGTAATCAAGCTGATCACACTATAGTTAGGTTGCGTGTACCGCCTGAGCTAAAACAAAAAATTGAAGAGTCAGCCGAGAAAAACAATCGCTCTCAAAGTGCTGAGATGGTTGCCCGCCTTGAGCAAAGCTTTGAGCCTGAAATACAGGTACATGAAACTTTAGAATTTAAACTAATGATGCAATCGTACCTTGATCAAGCAGAGCAAATTAAGGAACTTAAAACAATGCTTGAGCAATTTTTAAAGAAAGGCTGACCGTAATCAGCCTTACTCGCCACCGTATGCCTGCATCATGTATTCCTCAAGCGACATTTCCTGTGGCTGATCTTCGTGCGGCATAAATGACTGTGCTTTCACATCCTTAGCGCCTTTTGAGCCAAGATAGGTTGCTATCAAATTACCAAAGCCTTGTTCTATACGCCTTCCAGTAAAAAAAGAGCCGCGTTTATTTCTAAACGCAACCCATTGCGAAACCTCAGCATTAGTCATATTGGATTTAGCTTCAGCGATTGTGCAACCACCAATCCCATTAAGAACTAATTCACACCAGAATTCATCATCTGGCGTTAATCGGGCTTTCCCTCATCATCTTGCGGGGCTTTTTCGATACCTAGAATTGTATTGAACACAGCAGCAGCAAGAGCTTGAGTAAAGTTGGCAGCAACCTGTTTTTTGGTTAAGTAGGTTTTCCCATCATCATCCACCAAGGCGGCAGCAATCCAATCAGCAACAACATCTTCACCCTTATTTAAGCGAGTAAATAGTGGCTCAGTCACAGCATAAGGTAGCTGCTTAATCACAATATCGACTGTTTCAGTTTTCCCATTGTGCTTAAATTCAATAGTCTTTGGATGGGTTGAATTTACCAAAGAGCCATGGATGATCTCATTTAGATTTAATTTAGACATTATGGAGTCACCACGCGTGGAGTTGTTACAACTGCTGAAGTGCGAACAAGGGTGAACGTATAGCCAACCAATGCATCTTGTTCAATTGTTGGTGCGGCTGGGTTGATATAACCCTCAAATGACCACCAGATGCGATCTTCAGGTAGGTCGATACCTGCAACAGCCTCATAAGTTGGTGGTGTCTTAGAGTGACTTGAACCTACATGCCACTTCACCTTTTCACCTGAATCAGCAAGCTCAATTAGTTTCAAATGGCTTGTGTTTGTATCATCAAGATCAATTTGAATAGAGCCTTCACCTGGATCGCGAAGACCGCGATCATAATCTTTAGTGTCCGAATCTAGGCAGGTTGAATCAATCTTTGAGAACGAATCCTCACCGAATGAAAATGCTTTAGGGCAAGTGAAACGAACCACTGCACCACCAACTACCGCAAATACTTGTGTACCTTGCGCTTTAACATGTGCCATGAGTAGATCTCCTCAATTTTTGGCATAAAAAAACCACCTTGCGGTGGCGTTGGTTTGAAATAATTTGGTTATTCAACTTTCATGGATTTTGGTTTCTCGCCAGTGGAATGCTTGGCCGACTCGACTATCACTAGGTTTGATTTCAGCCTTTTCACCAAGTGCAAGCAATTGAAATTCTATATCCTGCTTTTGCATTGCCAATTGAATAAGATTTAAAACAAACAGATGAGTTGTAATAAGTATGTTGTCCGGGCGATAGAGCTTTAGATCGCTCTCTGCATCACTAAGACCAGACATATCAGTGCGCTCGATAGCCTCAATCACTAAATGCTGATCATTTATAATTAAATCAGTTTCATGATCAGCATCTGTAGTTGGTCGGCAAGAAATAACAAGAAAAACCGGATCATAACTATTCATTATTTACCCTCCATGTAGGGTAATGATGGCTGCAATTCACTTTCTAATTGCGCTATCTCATCATCAAGCGGATGCTTTTCATGTTTCCACACGTTCATATCTCTGGCTGAGCAACTAACTTGCTGTTTGCGATTTTCGCGATAACCAACAATATGGTTATATCTAGCCCATTTTGATTGGAAGGCTTGAGTTATTTGGTTTGACATCCACTCAAATGCATCAATAAATGATTCTTTGATAGCATCGGCTTTTTCACCACTAAACCCCATGACAAGAAACATGAAGCCACGTTCTGTCATTTGATAAAAGCCCGTATTTCTCTTCGTATTACCTATCTGTTTGTTTTCTAAGGTAAACGCAAAATTGCGCTCACGGAATTTCTGCGAGCACTTCATATTTTTAATTGCTCGAAGCACATCGGAGTGTCGTTTTTTAAATGCTTCTGCTACTGCGTAACTAGTTGTCTTTGGTTCGCCATTTTCATTTGAGACCATGGCGCGTAAATTTAATGTTGTCATCATGTTCATAAGATTTCCTTTTATATGTTCATGTTCAAAAAAAGAAACTGGCAGGCACGCTGAACATGGAAACGTGCTTTTCGAACCGTCGTTCTAGCCAGTGGTTTGCCTGAAAACAGGCATAAAAAAACCGCCCAATAAGGACGGTTTAATTAAGTGGTGAAGCTATCTATCCAAAAACCAATTCGCATCAAAGCCGCGACCAAAAATATTAGTGTCGGCAATGCGCTCAAAATGGTTCGGGTGAATATTGGTAACGTAGCAATGTGGCTCTAAAGCTTTTCGTATTGCAGCTCGAATATCCGATGCTCTTTTCTGCTCGGTGTCGTAAACCACGATTTGGAATGACACATGATCAGTATTCGCTGGGCAGTCTAAATTGTTTTCAGGATTGGCTGTGACCACTGACCAGACTGCATAGGGATATCGTGTTTTGTGTGGTGCAATGTCTTCCCAGACCTTTAAGGGATTGGTGCCAAGTAAATCCGTAACTTCCTTGCTGGCTTTCAATGTCGGAACTACAGGTAAAATGTTCATAATTTTGCGAGTTCCTTGTCGATTTCTTTATTGAAGTTTTCAGCAAAGCTATTGGTCACGGCTTGGATGTTGTTTTGTAAGGCTGGGCGCATGAATGGAGTTGGCGGATTATGCACAGAGCCAAACTCTAACCAACGCCAGTGCCGAGTGTCGCCACCCGGTGTATTGGGTGGATTCTTATTTGAGAATGACGCCCCACCACGCACACCGACACGCATCACCACTTCATTTGGATTTCGTGTTTTACCCGCAGCAATAGCAATGTTTTTCCAAATCTTTTCGGCTGTTTCTGGATCATCAATCCCTTTTGCTGCATTGCGAGCGCTATCTCGTACAATTGCCATAGCTTTACGCATGGAGCGCCTTGCGGCATTCTTCATCATGCGAGGATTGCTGAGTCGTTTCAGCTTTTCCTGAACTTCATCCAAGCCTTCAATATTTACTTCTACCGTCATGACCTACTCCACTAATGACAACTCCAGCGTCATATAAATACGGCCGTTTTCGTTGTCAGGTTTTGGTGGTGAAACAATCTGGAAAGTCTGTCCATCGAATAAAACACGCATACTTGAGTCAATATCATCACGCTTGCGCAGTTTTAGCCGTGCTGTGGTTTCTGATCCTGCTGCCTTGGCGTTTATCGAATCTTTTACTGAAAGAAAATCCAGTTTACCCCAGAGCTTTTTAAACTCAGTCCAGGCTTCGGTTTCGTAGTTGTATTCATCATAGGTCGTGGTTTTATGTTGAATCGTCACACGGTGGCATAGTTCGCCTGCTCGTTGGGCCATACAACCTCCTATGCAATTTTTATCTTAATTGGCGGTGGTGGTGGAACATATTCAGGCTTGGCTAAGCTCTCAGAATTCGAGTTTTTGCAACATTGGCAACATTGGCAACACATATCACACCCCCATATTCCGGTAAGGCTGGATTAAGGACCAGTATCCTAAAGGCAATTCAATCGTTGCCTGAGTGGTGGCTTCTCGATTGGCATAAAGGTGCGCAACAAAGAGAAGCCGAGCAGCATCTAGGGCCTTGTTATCAACCAGATCATTTTCATTTACTCGCTCAACCTCGGTTGCGATAACTTTGCGATCTAAATGTGCTTGAATTTGCTCATTGGCAGCATCGATATATGCCTGTATCAAAGTATCTTCATCATCATGATCCACACGACAATGCAACTTAGCTTTTGCGAGATCAATCATTCTGGCTTCGCCTTTGTTAAACGTTGATTTGTTTTAACTTGCTTCGTTTCTTTATTTTCATCAAGAAATTCAGCCAACACACCTTTATTTAAAAGATGTTGAACATCATTAGGGTTTGCTTCACGCTCTTCACCTTCATAATACATACGATCGCCAAAGTGAACTCGTTTGACTAAATATTTCATAACCTTCTCCTGAAATGAGGGGTTACCCCCTCACAGTTCAAAATTACGGACCAGTAGCAGGTTTAAGGTCGCCATAGATAAACGCTTCAGGACGATATACCGCTAATGCCAAACGCTCTTCGGCTAAGATTGTTACCAAGTTATTGATAAAGTCGTCTTCGTTCTCTGTTGCCACTTCTACTCGCGACAACCAACGATCAAAGATTTGAGCACCCATTGAAAAACCGCCAGTTAAGAACTTACCTGCTGTAATAGCCTGAGTTTCAACTACAGGAAGGCGCCATAATGTTGGTGATGCGGCACCTTGTGGATTGCCAATAATATATTGCCCTGTTGAGTCTTTCAGGGTTTCAATGCTTGCCCAATCAATCGGGTTAAGCACATGGCCGCTTGCTGGATATTCAGCTAAAACCGCTTGAAGCATTGCATAACGCAATGTATCAATGATTGTTTCAGATGATGGAGTAACACCTGTAGGGCGTACATATGCAGTTGCTTGAGGAATAATCCCTAAAAGGTTCTGGCCTGTACCATCACCATTAAGAATTTGCTGTTCTTCTTTGAATGCAAGGCCATAACGTAAACGACCATCAATATATGATTGAAGCTGTGACGCATCATCAAGGATTTGACGAGAAGCCTTCATGTAGTGCGCGATTACTTTGGCAGTGGTGCTGACTAAATCAAATTTAATATCTGATTGAGGTTTTTTGGTTCCTTCTGCAACCATGCCTGCATTATTCGTGAATCCAGTTTCACGCACATATTCGAGTGCATTACCATCCATACGACCCTGCATTAAAAGATCACGGATTGTAAGCTTACGATCTGGTGGTGCAATGATGCCTGGTAAGCGAGTGGTTTGCACCAAATCACCAGCAGAACCTGCAGCATCAGTTGTTAATGATGTAATTGTTGCCTTAACTTCTAAGTTTGCTTTACCACGTTGACCAGCAGCACCTTTAAGAGATTTGAATTGATCACTTTCAACAAATTGGCAACCCAATGATTTAACTTCATTCGGTGTTTCGTTTGGACGACGCGCCATTTTTTGCTCAAGCTCATCTAATTGAGCTTTGGTTTCGTTCAACTTAGTGATTGCTTCATCTGCAGATTGTTTTGCACCTTCTGCAATTTTGTCACCGTGTTCACGTTTGCCTTTGAAGTCTTCCGCAATCGCTTTAACTTCATCAACTTGTTTTTTAAACTCTTGAGCGAGTTGTTCTAAATTCAGATCAGTCATTACTGACTCCTTTTAAAATATTTAATGCACTTGAAATTGATTTCGCTTGTTGTATTTCATCTTCAGACTCGCTCAAAAGATGACGCAAACCCTTACCAGCGATTGCAGTGGCTTGCGATTTTGAAAAGCCTGACTCTCTCAGGAACTTTTCAAATTCAGGTAAAGATGGCAGCTCACCACCTTCTAATTTTGATTTAACAGAAGTAATAAGGCTTTCTTCATTTGCAGGGGTTGTTACGATGGATATCTCACCCAAACCAAGCTCAACTAGCTCTCTAATGCCATTGGTTTGCTTGTTTGCTTTCTTAGTAATGTAGCCAATGCTCAAACCATCAATTGCGCCTGCTTTTAACAAAGCATGAGTAGATTTGGCTCTAGGAACATCGTCAATTAACAATCTTCCCTCAACATATAAGCCCTTTGCGTCTTCATAAATCTTTGTATAGACACCGATTGGCTCACTATCGTTGTGATTCCAAAGCACAGGCGGAAACTTATTTTTTGATGCCCATTCTTCTAAAGTTTTGGAAAATGCACCTGGTAGAATTACATCGTTATACCAATCAACATTCCCAAAAACCGCACCATAACCCGAAAAAAAACCGTCCTCTTGGACGGCTTTAATTTCTAAATTAAAACTTTTTCTATTCATTATTTGCACCTTGTTCGCTTGCCAAAGGAACCATTTGCATCTGCACCATTAATTTATCTGCGCTTGGATCATTAGCTTTAGGCATATCCTCTAATTCTCGAACTTCATTTCGAGTGTAAAGACCGTTTTGAGTCATCTTCACGTAAAACTCTGCCCTTGCAGCATTGTTCGCACGTAATAAGCCATCTACGGCAAACTTCGGACGGTACTTATACTTTTCATGAGGTAATAGTAATTTTCTGGCAATTGTCTGCTCATAGCGAACCAATGATGGATTTAGTGAATATGTTAAAAATCCCTGATTGGTTTGCTCTAAACTTGATGCCCACGAACTTGCTTTACTTGTGTGTCCAATCAACTGAGGTGGTACACCAAATGCTCGACAGATTTCCTCAATACCGAAATAGCGACTTTCTAAGAGTTGGGCATCTACTGGATTAATGCGGATCGAACTTGCACTTGCTACCTTCATATTGGCTTCAAGTACCATGTATTTGCCAGCGTTTTCAGGTCTACTGAATTCTGACAAGCTATTTCTTAAGCTTTGGCGCTGTTCTTTAGTTAAAGTCTTTTCACCAGTCTCTAAGAATCCACCAACCTTTAACCCATTTTTAAACCAATCTTGTGCCTGATTATTAGCATCAAACTGCATACCGATGGTCTGAGCAAAAAACTGAATTGCTGAAAGCCCTATCAAACCATCGAGCGTAAAACCTTTAAAATGAAGAATCTTGTCTTCAGAATAAATAATGGTTTTCCCATTCTCTGTGTAATGAAATTCAATTGAACCAACTTTATTTCGCTTAACGATCATTTCACTTGGGAAAAGGGGTTCAAGCGCAATCACTTCACCATTTGAACGTCTTGAAATTAAGTTATAAGCATTTCCCCACAAGTCCAAACATGCGCTTTGCACCTGCCAAAACTCGCTTGCACACATATCTGCATTCGGAGAATCGTGCAAAATTCGATATAGGCTATGATCAGTTGCTATTTTTTTATCAGAATCATAAAGTTGTAAGGGTAATGTTGAGATAGTTTCAGCTCTTAGCTTTACACAAGCCCACACTGCAGAAAGCTTCAATGCTGTTTCTGGTGTAACTACCGCACCACCTGAAGATAAATAACTGTCAAATGGATAGGAAGTATCACCTTTTTTTAGTTGAGTTCTTCCAGTCAATCGTGACCAGAAACGAGTCCAAAACCCCGTATCTTGTAAATCGCTCATGCTATCACGATGTCCTCTAAATAACCGTCAATATCATAATTCTTAGGCTCAGGATTCATACTCATCAAAGCCACAGCGTTAAATGTGGCAATCAATGGGTCAATCTTCCCGACACCCGATTCCTGTTTGCTGATCATCATGCCGTTGCCTTTCACGACTGCACGCGCATTCCCAACACACCAGGTCATTAAGCCTTGGCCTGCATGGTAAAGATTGCCTTCAGCCAATTTGCGCTCAGTGGTCATGATGTATGACATCAACTTAAACCCTTGAGCTACTGCAATCATTTTGTCTTCAGAAATACCAGCATCAAGTAGGCCATCTAAGAGGCCACCTAGACCCAGTGGATCCAGTCCAATTTTGTCGAGCTTGCCAGAGTCGAAACACTTCTTCGCAATGGCCGCCAACTGATCAATATCATCACCGATACGCTCAACAATGGTTAGACTGCCTTCCTTTTCATAATCGGCATACTTTGGCGCATTCTCTTTACGTCGCTCAACTGCAGTTTTATTGCACCAAGCGTGATTCCAAAGCCACCATTTACGGCTTTTTGCGTGCCGACCAAGTACAGCAAAGCCAAGCAAGTCATCAAGGCCACCACCATCAATACCGCAGGTGATGACATCTGATTGCTCGATCAACTTATCCAAGGTGAATTTTTTAGATTGCTGCAGCCAGTATTCAGCACCAGCCCAACGGTTGGCTCGGAGGTTTAGGCCAATTGGTACGTTTAAGTGTTTTGCAAGGAAGTCACGCAGTGACTCTTCGCCAGCGTCTTTAACCTTCTCAAACTCGTTAATCAGGTAATCAAGATCAACCGATGCACCCAAGTTTGGATTGGTGACATAGAAGTTTTCGGGCTTTAAGTGTTCACCTGCCTCAAGCATCCACTCAGGAAACTCGTAAATCAGCGGCAAGAACTGAGGATTGACTTTTACACCATCCCGAATATCACGCGCATAGTCCAGCAGCTGCTTGAACACACCGCATGGCGTTTCATCTGACATGGTAGACAGGTAGATAACACAACCTTCAGGCCGTGATGCCAGACCACCTTTTGCTTCACGAAACATTGATTCAGCGTTTGATCGTTTTCCAAACAACCAAACCTCATCGATCAGGATGATTGAAGCCTTTTTACCCGCAGCAGCATTACTTTCCGCAGCAATCACTTTTAAGGTCGCATTGGTACCCAAGTGAGTGACTGTTTTGGTGTGCTCGGACACATTGAACATTTCCTGAAGCTCAGGATCTGCTCGAATGAAGTCTCGAATTGGATTAAAACTATTGTCTGCGACCTCTTTTGTGGGCGCCAACAGAATAAGCTCAGCCGACATACGATCATTTAAGATCAAGGCCACCATCATGATTCCAGCCGCAATCGTTGACTTGGTGTTTTTCTTGGAAATCAGAAGGAAGAATTCACGAATTAAACGCTTCTTCTGTTCTGGATCGTAAGCACCAAAAATTGCCCGGACAAATTCAATTACCCAATCGAGTGTGACCTCGCCCATTTTCGGGCTACCCATCACATCGACCAGAATTAATTCTTTAAAAATCCGCTCTGCTACATCGGCCACTTCTGGGAAAAGCGGTTCACATGGCATGAGTGACTTTTTAGCGACAATACGTTCCTCCCAGTCTGGGCAGGAGGTTGTCCATTCTGGGAGCATCGCTGACATAAATTTAACTTCTCAATTGTGAACCCAATGTTCCAAACTTCCCGCCTTGAGTGGCTTTTTTGGCTTCATCGGCTTTGGTTTCTTTCTTGCCTTTTTCAGCAACTTTGCCGTGGAAATATGGAAGGGCTGCTTTTGCCGCATCCATTCGCATCTTCATATCTTCAACCGGATCAGTCCAAATCTCTTCTAAAAATTTGAGCGGGTCAGAGCGACTACCAGCAGTTTCAATGTCTTTTTTGGTGATAATTGGCTTCGGATCGGGCTTAACATCAGTGTTAACACCTTTAACACCTTCAAGCCGCTCAATGTGAGCAATTACATCTGGATCTTTCGCCATTCTTGAGCCAGCTTGTGATGCTGTTTCAGGGCTACAACCCGCGAAAATAGCGGCTTCTTTGTTATTTGCACCATCATGTTTAGCTTGGGCAAATGCCTTTTTTTTTGCTGTTAAAGCCATGTACCCTCCTTTAACATATTCGTGAAATGGGAAATTTTTTTATAAGTGAGATCGTGGGCGGTGTCCGCTGGCTCAGGGTTTCAAACTTTTTGACTCCCCCCACCGTCTTCAACCTTTACAACCACATACCCATGTTTTAGAAATGTTTGAACAATATCATTTATCGCTATCTCATCAATGAAGCCCTGCACATCTCTAGTTACGTGTGCAAGATCACTTTTGAGCTCTTTGAATTCTTCCGTTTTGCCTATGTGAAACCAATTAACCTCATGCAATGCTTTGCTCACGCCCGACTCTCCTTGCTCGTCTTCTTCTTATGACAAGGCACACACAACGACTGAAGGTTTGATTCATCATCCGTACCACCTTGAGCCACATTAACGATATGGTCTAACTCAAGCTCCATGGTTACACGACCACATGAACAGCAGGTCCACTCATCACGTGTATGAATCTTCTGCTTGAGTCTGCGCCAAGGTCTACCGCCACGGCCTTGACCCCAATTGTTCTTAGGCGGTCTCGGTGTCTTCGGTGTCATCGCCTGTAGTTTGTTTTGCAGTCTCGGTAGCTTTGCCATGGTCAATCTTCCCAAATAGTTCTAATACCTGCTCATTAGTAATATGTGTACGAACAGTCACATCAACCGTCCACATATCACCTTGGTTACCATTAAGAGATAGGTCCACCACACCACCAAGATACATATCATTGCTCAAGCGAACTCGAGTACCTTGTGCTCTGTGCTTGTTATTGTCTGGCACCTCAATGCCTGTGACGATTAAGCGCTTTTCCATGTATTCCTTATTGCTCATGTTTAACCATCCAAATACTGTGACTTAGGCTTATCATCCTCACCGCCTTCCAACTGAATCAGTAGCTCATTGATCTGAGCATTCTGTTCATTGTTGATCTGGATGAGTTGATTGTTTTGCTGAATCAGCTGGTTGTTCTGTTCTATTAGCTTTGGAAGTAAGTTGTTCAATACACAACCGCATTCTTTCTTTTGATCGCTCATATTGTTCTTTCATCCATTTACGTCTTGCTTCACAGCCTTGGCATGTCATTGATTAAACTCCCAAGCAAACTTCAAATCATCGGGCGTATTCAACCAACACCCATGTTTATTACAGAATGCATGAATGTCATTCAGGTACTCAGTAAACTGATCCACACTCGCATCCGTGGTACTGATCAATTCATTTAATCCATCAGCCACTTGCTGATACATTGGGTGCTTTTGATCTTTCAAAACCTTTACTGCTGCAAATGTATTTCTGTATTGACCAACATCATCACGGTGATAAATACGAGCTAAAAATTGCTTCTTGAAAAACAAATGCTCTGCGTCTTTATCTGCGCCTTGATGTTTTGCCCACTGATTCATCCACATCCAATAAAGGCGGTTCTGCGCTCTACTGCGGTCATCTTCTTTTTGGTTAATACGAACAACCAACGGCTTACCATCACTTAACGCATTCGCATGATGCTTGTGCATATAAGCAATCGCTCGACCAACTTCTTCAAATGACTTGATAATAAAGCAAGCGGGTTCGAGTCTTGGAGTAGACTTTTTTTGCATTTCTTACTCCAATAAAAAACCACCTTTCGGTGGTCTTATGTATCGCTATTCTTTAAAACGGCTCGATTCTAACTTGAGGGTTTTTCTCTACTGGTGGAATCAAATCATCCACCGACTCTTGGGGCTCAATACCCAAATAAACCTTAACAATTCTTTCAGCGACTTCTATATCACCTTCCGGATTGATTTGTTTTCTAAAAACCTCTGCGATCTCTCTTATGGTTGCATTTGGGGTTTCTTCCTTATAAGAACGAATCCATTGGCCTTCAGAGGAATGATATGAAAGCAAGCCGTATTGTTTTGACATTATATTTCCCATTATTAGATTGATTTGAAAATCCAATATATCAGAAAATACTTGTATTATTTTTTGTATTAAGCATCCGATCCACTCTCACCAACCACCTCTCAAACATGGCTTCACTTTGTTCTCGGTTGCCCAACTTGTATTGATCAAAATCAGAATGGCACACGTGACACAAAGGAACTGTAAACGAATCATCTGCTTTTATCCCTCTACCCTTACCATGCTTTGCTGAATTTGAATGAGCCGCTTGTGAGTTTGGATTACCGCACCGAATGCATGGAAGCTTTCTAATGTCAGCGAGTCGTTTTGGGCTACGCATACAATGCTTCACGTAAATTCTTAATGCGCTCTTTTAGCTTAATCATGATGCCGTCAATCGTTAGCATCTCTGCCCGCGTCAATCCCGATCTACTGAGATTCTGATACTTAGACAGCTCAGCACTGCAAAATTCTAAGTCTTGTTTCGCTTGTACTTTGTCTGTCATACTTTCCTCTAGGCATTAAAAAACCCCTCGGAAGGGGTTTAATCTTAAAGATGAAGTGAATAGCTAACTTAATTCTCACATGTGGCGGTTGAATGCGTGTCGTCATATCTCATCAACTCAAATTAAGCCATCAATGCTTTGAACAGTGGTATTGACGTAATACTGCTAGCCTACTGCCTTTTTATTCACTTCTCTTTAAAATCTGTAATGGTTTAATTTTCCCACACTTCCGACACTCTCTGACCGTAAAGAAATCTGAATATTCCCAAACGTGACGGCAGAAGATTTGTTTTATTCGGAGCATAGATACCTCTAATAAATAAGGCGCTTAGGCGTCTTAATTTTAAATACGGGATAATCCCTTATTTGATCTGCCTTGCCAGCTTCTCAGCTTCGACAAACGCATCATGAAAACTTACTTTATCTGAAAACCAAAACTTATAAGTCTTTTCACCAATTATGATTGACTGTTGAAAGTAATCGTTCGGGCTTTTCTCTACAACTTGACCGTTCTGTTCACCACCGATGCAAATATTCATGTGTTTTCCTATTTATCGGTGGGAGTGTAGCACTTTTGGTTGGTATGAAATGTAAAAACCCACCTTGCGGTGGGCTTATCGTCTTTGCACAGAACGAATGATCAATTTAAAACCTAACAACTAAATAAGATATTAACTAGATCACAATAAAAATATACTATGCAAATTTGGTTGTTGCAATATTCGTAGATAAATTTTAAGCAAAAAAATACCCACTTATTGGAGTAGGTGGGTAGCAAAAACTGTCTTGGTCTCGGATGAACCGTAATACGACCAGAATATAAAAATACTACCTTAATGAGAAAAATATTACCAGCTTTACATTTCAAATTCTTTGTAAGTATTTTTCCGATACTTTTCAACAGCCTCAGCAGCACATTTGATTGATGTTTCTAAAGCAATAATCATCATATTTTCGTACTGCTTCCAAGTACGATCATAGGCCTTTAACGTCATCTGATAAGACCTAACGCCAGCAGCTAAATGCAATCTTCCTTTTGCGGTGAAATTGCTTTCATGTTCAGGATCCATTGCAAACGCTATGACCATGCCTGCGACCAGCCAAGATAAATGATAAATCGCAATATGCTCTGGCTCACGACGTTTATCTTCGTATGCCCCATTCATCATAATTTTAGCTAGATGATTACGGATAAACTCATAGTCACTCTTGGCGTTTTCACCATAGATGATTAGAGATGTTACTGATTTCTCCAACTGGGTTTCCATTGACGCAATAGCACCCAAGCGATCTTGATAGTCCAAAGGTTTCTCTCCTGTACCGTGTGCCTCATCCCCGAATTGCGGTGACTTGGCAGTGATGCCATGAGTCAGCCACTCGAATGGTTCAAACTTCTCTGCTACTGCGTTCATAATTGCCCCTTAACCTAATACTCTTACTGCCACTATTGCTGCTAAAAACATGACCACCACAATGATAAAGAAAACCCAATCCAGTACTGCACCATCAGGAATTTTTACGCCCATCAAGAAAATGAACAGGAAGAAAGCTAAGATCCATTGCATTAACCCATCCCCCAAATCAACATACCTGCATCACGCTGTTCTTGGTTCGTTCTGCCTTGCCAACCTGTAATACGGTTAAATTCTTCAGAGTTCTTTTTGGTTTTGGTTGGTCTTACTTCAACCACCGCCAAACCGAAAGATTTCGCCATTTCTACGAGTAATTTGCCTGTTGCATGGTTCTCACCTACATTCTTAGCAATTCGCTCACCTGCGCACTTAGATTGACCAATACGACTATGTAGATTTGATTTTCTATTCATCCACCCTGCCTCGATCACTACTTTCTTGATCTGATCTTGGTGACTGCGGAATAGCTCAACAGTTTCAGCAAAAGTTAAATTTTTCAGCTCGAATGACTGCCCTAAGACAGCCACCCCCGATTTTTCTAAGTCTGGATCAATGCCGATGATGAGACCTTTAGGAATTTGCATTGTTGCCTCTCGACATCTGAATAAAAAAAACAGTCGTCCAAACTATTAAAACCAATCCAAGCCAATTTGTTTTAAACTCAGAAAATAAGATTGCATTACAGATCATGAGCACAGCGACCTCTTGCTGAAACTTATTCATGCTCACCTCGCAAAGCCTTAACAACTTTTTTCAATTGCTTCAAAGAACTCCATGTGCTTTGAGTTGCTAAGTGATGTGCCAATTCAAATCGATCTTTTAATTTAGCTAGCTCTTCTTGAATACTGTTGTAATGAACTGACTTCACCATTAATTTTTGAGCGTTATCATCACGTTGGTTTTTATAAGAAATACATGACCTTTCAAGCTCTTCAATCCGCTTGTCTTTCTCTTCTAACCCAGCTTTTAAATTTTCGTTTTCGTAATACAAACTGTGAGCATATTCATCCTTTTCTAAAAGGCCTTTGAGTTGGTCAACCTCAGCCTGTCGAGATTGCTGACCAGCCAAATACATAGCCTTAGCTAGATTTTTAGTTGACTCCCACACATGCCTATTTTCTTTCCATGCCTCTTCAAACTCATCCATGACGTTCTGCCTCCAAATCCTTGACAATCGTACTCGGACTAAGATGATTGCGAATGTCGGTGACGTGGTCTGTGTCATGCTCTGCAATGGCGGTGCGGAGGTCGTCCAGACAATGCATTAAATTCAGAACCATAATGTTTGCTGAAAACCACTCATGTGTGCTATCCAAATAAACCTCTTTTGTAAGCCTATTGATGTAGCGAGTTTTACTAGTCCAAAAAACATAATCTGTTGATAGTTCAGGCGCTCCCTCCACAATCTCCCTCGCCTTTTCAATGCCGCCTACTTTCTCAATCAAGTTTTCAGAGTTGTTTATAGTTGTCATAGTGCCACCATTTGATTTAAGCGATTGAACAAAACAGCAGCAGGGTTTAAATCCTCCACCATTCCCACACATGAGGCTGTAGCCCATGCACTTACAGCGGTTAAGTCTTTTAAGTCATGATCAACAGCATCAAGCCATTGCTTAGAAACACCAGACCAGCGCACCTTAATTCCACCCTGTCC